GAGGTTAACCATACACAGACTACTGGGAATACAGCAAGGAAGAAGTGAAGACTTCTTGAGTTGTTGAATGAAGCATACTGGAAGATAAGACGACCAAAGTAACCGTGTGCAGCTACAATGTTGTATGTTTCTTCTTCTTGTCCAAATTTGTAACCATAGTTCTGAGACTCAACTTCTGTAGTTTCTCTGATTAGAGATGATGTAACTAAAGAACCGTGCATTGCACTAAAGAGTGATCCCCCAAACATACCAGCAACACCAGCCATATGGAATGGGTGCATTAGGATGTTATGTTCTGCTTGGAACACGAACATGAAGTTAAATGTACCTGAGATACCTAAAGGCATTCCGTCTGAGAAAGATCCCTGACCGAAAGGATACACTA